GACTGTAGGCCAACGACTAGACGCACGTTTAATACGTCCGTTACGCTGTACTGACAAACCCGCACTCCAAGGCAAATCGTAGTTAATTAATAGGTTTGCGTTTGGCAAATCTACACCATACCCACCCGCATCTGACGAAATAAAGACACGACACTCTGGGTCAGTTAAAAACTTCTCTTTGCTTGCTTCTTTTTGCTTTGCATCCATTTGACCTGTATAAGTAGTGCCACCTACTGTTTCTTGAATTAGATGCACCATTCCTACCCAAGAGGTAAACACCACTACCTTGGCGTCTGGGTCTGTGTCTAGGTGATCTTCTACGTACTGTTTAAGTACATTGAGTTTGTAGGACTTTGTATGGGTCAGTAGGTCTCGCTCTTTTAAACTTGAACAATAACTACTGCCTTCACCAAGTTCTTCTTCAAACTTTTTTGCCGAGTCTAATAGTAGTAAAGGATGGTCAGAGAGCATCCTCATGGCAGTAATCTTTGACATGATGGATCCTCGAAGAGCATCTGCGGCTCCTCCTCTTTGGTTTTCATGTCCGTAATGAGCCATCAAAGAAAAACTTGCCCCAAGTAATTGCTGCGCTTCAAGTAACTCCTGTTGAAGTTCTTCAGCGATGTAGTTATATAAGTACTTACTATCTTTATCAAACTTAACGTACACAGGATCTCTATGTATCGTATCGGGTAAGTATGGTGCTACGTCTGGATCGCTTTGTGTTTTACGTACTGATGCAACCTTTACACGTTCGTGAAACAAAGGTAAGTTGCGATAGCGTTGTACACCACCAAAATGATTTCGCACGATAAACGTCTGATCAAATAAATCAAATCTTCCAAGCAGTGAAGGATCGACGAACTGAAAAATAGAATACAATTCTTCAGGGCGTCCGTTCTCAATTGGTGTACCAGTCAGCGCAAACCTAACTTCTACATCTTTAGATAACTGTTTGACCTTCTTGGACCGTTGAGAACGGAAGCCTTTTATAGCGGTTGCTTCATCACAAACGATTGCATCCCACTTAACTTTGCTAACTAAATCCCAATCATTAACAATAGCCTCATAGTTGCATATTAAATACTTACTATCTGATGCCCACTGTTTTTCTCGTGCAGATTTAGATCCGTCTACAACAGTAGATGTAGAGTCAGAAAACTTAGTGATCTCTTTTTGCCATTGGTACTTAAGACTAGACAACGCAATGACAAGGGTCTTTCCTTCTAACTGCAAGTTTTCCAAGGCAGCAATAGTCATAACAGTTTTACCCGTACCCATCTCAAAGGCTACAAGCATTTGCTTACGCTCTACCATTTTGTCTACTGACTCTACTTGGTAGGGTTTTAATGTGCCTTTAAACATTATCTATGGGGGTAGGAGCAGTTGCTAGGCTATTGCATAGCGCACATTCCATATCCAACATGTACAGAGATATCTCTCCATCTTCAAACATTGCTTTAACATTCCACAGCGTGGAACCACAAACACACACGTGTAGGGGACGATCTTTATCTCTTAAATCCATGTGTATGCAGCCTTACCTTCCACCATGTGACGAGCGTGCTTGATGCCCCAGTGTATCTGCTCTTCGGTCATATCGCCAATGTCCTTAACATCTATGCCGTTGTAGTTGAAGAAGGTCAGGTTCATCCCATATGTATGAGCAAACTTTACGATCTCTTCAGAGGCTTTACGACCTGCATCATCCTTGTCATAGGCTGCCATGATGGTCTTAGCATTACGTAAGATCTTTGCTTGACTATCACTCAATGCTGCTCCATAAGGTGATACTGCTCCTGTATAACCTACAGATTCTAGACGAACAACATCAAGGGGCGATTCTACGATGATTACGGTGTCTGTGCTCATGTTCTCGATGTTGAACATACTTTTAGACTTCTTAACTCCTCCTGGTTGGTTCTTAAAGAACCTTCCTTGGGCGCCCTTCTCCTGCCATCCCCACAGGTTGTAATTCTCAGGATTACGAATAGGCAAGATCCATGCTGAAGTTTTGGGATCCCAAAGAACCCCACACTTTCGTGCAGCATCTGAGGTTAGAAACCGCTTTCGTAGTTCTATCTCAGGAGGCTCTGTAAAGACCGCTAAACGGGCTTCTGACATCTCTAATGGCTCTTCTGGTACCTCGTACACAGGCAGGTCACGCAACCGTGCTAACAAGTAGTCTGCCGTCGATTCCTTCTGCTCGTTCACGAACTCCTGGGCATCGAAGTAATCGATTCCCTTTAGGTCTCTAACAAGGGTAAAGATGTTTCCCTTATACCCGCAGGAAAAGCACAGGTGCATACCATTGTCGGTGTTAAACCACCATGAAGGATGGTTATCTTCTTTACCTGTACGTGCCTTATGCATAGGGCATAAGCCCTCAAGTTCAACTCCACGCTGAGAAGTAAACTTTAGGTCTAAGCCTACGATGACCTTCTCATAATCGATCATGGGCGATTCAACATCCAAGTTGTACAGTAGTTGCACTTAGTCGTCTCAGACTCATCATGAAAACAACCTGTTTCCCAAAGCCATGTAATAGAGGTTTCTGTAGGTGGGCAGTTACGGCTTGCAACTACGCGTAACTTACGGACTTCTTCATCCTCTTCTACCTGCTCTAGACCAAGGATTACGTCCGAGTCTTGGAAGAAGGAAGATGAGTAACCGATTGAGTCTGCAGTAACTTTTCCACCACGCATCTTCCAAAGAAGAGTTTGCGTAGTAATGATTACAGGCTTGTCAATGCGCTGTGCTAAACGCTTTAATGCGCGGGTAATGTTAGTGATCGCTTGTGGAGTGTTCATCTCTCCAGAAACCTCATCTAGCATCAAGTACACACCATCTATAAAAACAACATCTGGATTAGTTTGCTGGATCTTTGCAGACAAAGCAGAGACTGTGAGTCCATTTACCGCATCAACTAGATGGAATGACTGCATCTTATCCATGCGATCAAGCATGTCTGTAAAGCGCTTATCCTCTGCTGTAGTCAACTTTCCTCTACGCAAACGTGTGTGCGAGATGTGGGCGCGTATAGAATCGTGACGTTGTTGTTGTTCTTTGTTGTTCATCTCAAAAGACTGAAACATAGGGACTTTACCCTGCTCATGAACATTGATAGCCATCTTCAATGCGATCTGAGATTTACCAGTCTTTGGTGGTGCAATGACGGTTATTAACTGACCGCCCTGCAAACCTGCGGTTGCTTCGTCAATCTTTTCAAACCCTGTTGGGATTCCAAGAAACTCTTCGTTTTGTAATTTTAAGTATTCTTGATAACGCTCATCGGTATCTTTACTCAGATCCAACTCATGAGTACCTAGTACACCTTGGTCATTAACAAGGGTAATGGTCTTTTCCATTTGGATAAGAGCACCGTCGTATTCGCCAATACGAATCTGTTCAACAGATGCCTCAAGACCATTACGAGTAATCATCTCCTTGCGAAGAGCAACCATCTTATCGAGGATGTACTCGACGTTGTCAGCAATCTTTTCTTCTTCTAAGACTACATAGTTAGGATAGTTGTCAGAGATAACAACCTCTGAAGGTATCTCGTTGTACTCAGAGTAGTGCTGTACAACTAATTCCCAAACTTTACGATTGTCAGGGTCTAAGAACCAGGCTGCGTTTACTTTGCGTTGTAGTGCTGGAACGATGTTACGTTCACGAATGATCTTACTTATTAACCGTTGTTCGTTGTTCACGTTTGCCCCTTATAAGTTATTTAATTCTACGCCCCATGACCCATATCGAGCAACTCTGCTAGGAATGTCTATCATGCCCTTAAAGTTAGCCCTGTATGGTAAATCATCTATAAAGTTCTCTATATCAACATACAGTTCTGCATAGTTAAAAGGGTTAGCACCTCTTCGGTCTAACCTCTCCATGAAGTTGTCTAAGTGTTCTTGAGTCCAAAGGTCATCTTCGTAAGCAGCAAGTTCAATAGACAGTCCAAATTTGTTTCCTAAGTTCCACAGTTGACTTAATGCGACTGCGTTTAACTTAGTTATCTTTTTTTCTTCTGTAGTCCTGAGTAATTTCTTTGACTCCACAACTTCACTAAAAGCAACGACATCAATATGAACAATAATACGAGGCGGCGTTTCATTCGAGATGTCCCCATTTTTCATAGTACCTCTATAGTGTTGTATTTAATAATTAGATCTCTAAACTTTTTTGGATCATCAAAGGCCTCTTCAAGTTCACCTTCAGGAACTTCAGTGGGAATACTGATAAAATAACTTCCTCGATTGCTTTTACCTTTTTGGTTAATAAACCGAGTATGTTTGCAGGATCCGTCCTTAAACCACACGGGACAGTTGCATCGCAAGTCTTTAGTGTCGGTATCAACTTCTACTTCAAATACGCCAGCACCGCCAGCAGAGATGAACACTTGAATAGTGCGCCAAGAAGTCACTGCGTTCATCCTTTCTCCCTCAAGTCTGATCCAACTATAGGTACACGTATGAATGCTTCATTGGCAAAACTTGCCATAGCCTCAGAGTACCGTGTTTCCCAGTTCTCAAGTTTAACATTTGTGGTAACTATTGTTGGTAAAGCACGGTCATATCGTATACGAAGAATCTCATCAAAAGAAGCATCGTCGTACTTAGACCCGTACTCTTTTCCAAGATCATCAATAATAAGAACTCTAACGTTTAACCAGTCAAACTCTGAACGACCATGTAAACCATCCAACTTGTCATTGAGAGACTGCTTCTCAGACCCGTTTGCATCAAAAGAAGACTTCTTGTAAGAAAGAAACTCTGGATAAGTCAAGTAGTGAACTGGTCGAAAAGCCATGCTCACATCACTCTGCTTTAACTTGAACAGGCTAGATATGGAAGTATCGTCGTTTGACATTCGGCGAACAATTTCCATGGCTGCTACAACTGCATGTGTAGTCTTTCCAAGACCTGGACCGCCATCAAAAAGAAGTCCTACACCAGTTGTACCTAGTCCACCAATACTTTTAATAACATCACCCTCAAGGACTGTGTCTATCCACTCAGCAATTTGCTTAGGAAAAGAACCTGTATGGGCAATGATGTCTGATGGTTCTAATCCCAGAAACCGTCGAGGGATATTAGAAGTACGAAGCAACCAGTTGCGCTTCATAGGTGACAAACTGTTTAAGTCGTACACTACCTCTTGCCTCCCAAGTACTCTGCAATATATGACAACTGTGTAGCGATCTCTAGCATAGCGGTTGCTTGTTGAGCCATCGCGTCTGCTTGCATGACTTCTGCTACAACCTTGGCACGCTCTACATCAATACTGCGTGACATGTGGAGTGCCTCATCAATAACTTTCTTCTGACGAGTTGACCATGGAAGTTCACGATTAGGGGAAGGTTGAAGTCCTTGAACCCCCACAGAAGCAGTCAGGCCACTCATTGGGTTTAGGTTAATACTCTGAGTACTTCCCTGTACACCTTGAAATGACCCCGTTGCTTGCCGTGCCCTGTGTTCAGCCATAATCTGATCAATACTAGGCCTTGATAGTTCTGGCGCTCTTCTTAGTCTCACGTTGTATCCCCCCTCAGAGATAGTTACTTGTTTAGGTATCCTTCACGGATAGCGGTGAAAGCGTCTACATCTTGCTTGTAGTTAAGTTCACCTGTAAAAGATACAACCTTAGCAACGCCATCAACGTTACCTTCAAGTGGTGCCCACTTAATAGACTTACGAGGTGTGTAGTCGTTGACGATTGCTTTAGCACGACGCTTTGCTGCGGATGCGTTCTTGTACGCTTCAAATGCACCAAAGGACATGGAGTCACCGATTGACCAATGTAGCAACCATGCTCCACCGCTTGCGCTGTTTAGTACGATGCTCATGTTGCATGTTACGTCTGTCTTCTTAGCCATCTTTGTTTGCCTCCTTAAGGCGGTTTTCATAACGTTTAAATGCTGCGGTGCCTGCAATGGTTCGATCGAACTCAGTACCATCACTGGCGATTAACTTAGTGGTCGGGACTGTAGCACTAGTTGGTTGGGTTTCGTCAAATTGCTTACTGTTGACCGCTGAGAGTCCTAGGTTCTGACGAGCCCTGTTCATGTTGCGGTTAAAGGATGCAAGGAACTTCTTGTACAAAAATCCACCATCATCACCTACGCCGCGAAAGTTATCAGGGTCTGCCATGAAAAGGCGCATCAACTCTAACTCAATGACAGCGGTGGTGTGGAAGTCTCTACGGTACTTGCTTAACGCTCCTGCAAGATCTCGTACCTTAACGGTTCCTGGGAGAAGTGGGAACTTTCTTCCAACAAGGAAGGAGAACTCAGATGCGACATCCATAGGAGTCCATTCGTGCTCTGACCGCTTGCCCCTAGTCTTAGGGTCGTTCTTCGCGAACTTCGGCGCAGACTCCGCCTTTGGCTCGACAAGTCCAAAACCTGCCAGATCGTCTCCATCATCTTCATATTTTCTCACAAGTACGAGGGGTCCTTCCTCGGAAACATTTGTGTTTCCAATATCTTTTATTTGATTATATGTTTTGTTATTAGGTACTAATGACATATCTACAGTATTACTACGTGTACTAATAGTCACCTTATCATGTGAGGTGCGGTAATTTTTTACCACGGTATCCTGGTAATTTTTTACCACCATCTCCTCATCTTGGTAATTTTTTACCACCTGATAGATGTCTTTTCCCTGGTAGCCGTTAGCACGGCGGGTGTGCTGTCGGGTTAAAAATCCTGATGCCTCTAAAGCCTTCAAAGCCGTTCTAACGGTCTTGTCACTAGATTTACCAGTCCAAGTACACATATCGGCTACAGAAGCCTGCAAACGGCCTTCAGAGCCTGATTTAAGGCATATAAGCCCAAGAAGCCTGACTGCAAAATCGCTCAGGTCAGATGTAAAGGCGCCCTCTGGGATGTTCACTCCTCGTCATCCTCGTCTATGTACTGGGTAGGGTGCCAGCCCTCGTTGTGTATGTCCTCAGCAGTTTCATGGAGAACTCTCATAACCTTGGCGGCGATGTACGTGCTCATCAGTTCGACTATGTCTCCAATAGCATCTTGGATCACCTCAAGCAACGCCTCTTCAGGCTCCTCGTCCTCGTCATCCATGATAATGAGTTCAAGTTCTCCCAAGATGTTCCACGCGTCTACTCCGTAGTCTTCAACAGAGTGCAACGCCTCATGGCACTCCAAGGAGTCATCCCACGCAATAGCGAAGATGTCGTGAGCCTCGACCTGCTTAATGACCTCTTTGGTTGGATCAGATGCACTGGTAAATGTTCCTAGTCCGTCTGTCACTTCTGGAAGTTCAAGAGCCGAAGAATAAAATGCATGGTACTTAACCTGATACTTGTTGATTACTGACATCATGCTGTCATAGAACGTCAAGTCCTCAGTCATGGCAAAGATAATAAACGGATCTGGAAACATCGTGACAAGATCACCGATAGCAGCAGACACATCCTCGTCTGTAAATGAGACTACATTGATGCGTGTGATCATGGAAGGGTCGGCATCTGAGGTAAACGGCGGCGCGGTGCTTGGGGGGTTGCTACAGGTTTATTAAGCCACTTGATGATTACTACTGCTACAAAGGTCGCAGCGGGAGTTGCAACAATGAGTTGCTTGTTCCAGTAACCAAGTGAGTAAAGGCCGCCAAAACTTAACGGAAGCGTTAAATATTTTTGACCAAGATTAGTTCCAAAGTAATCAAACGATAGAAGACCTAAGAACTCAACGACGTAAGGTACTGCTATGCCAGTTATGGCTATTGATACGAGTAGGTTGACCATGCCCGCATACTACACGGTCAGGTTGGTAAACTCCAAGGCTGAAAGGGTAGAGATTCTCCAGAAAAGGTTAGGTGGTACCCAATCCGTAAGCGTGTTGGCTACTCGTGGGATCTTGTACACGCTATTTGGATAGAGATAAGTCACAGACTCGTTCGGCGTGCCTGCCCATATCGTTCCAAAAGATGACGGCATATTTCCATCAAAGTACTCGGTAGCAGTTCGTCCCTTTTCTACCTGAATAGAATCATAGTAGATAGTTTGAGAATCAGTTACATCGATTTCAAAGTACAAGTGATCTAAGTTTGCCAAAGCAGGAGTGTCTCGTAAATCCTCAAGTAAGTAAGTCAATGAGTAGCGATTCCAAGAACCTGAACCTGTGTACGTGTTACTAGTAGAGTCAAGTATTGTTCCCGATGAATCGGCAGCAACAAGGGTAAATGTAAAAGAACCGCTGGCCTCTATGTACGCAGATGCGGTGTAGTACTGGTCAACAGCAATGCCGAAGTTAGTAGCAGACATGCTGTTAGAGCGCATTGTGTACGGAGCAGTGTTGACTACCTTAAGACTTTGGTCACTTGAGTACGCTTGGTATGTAACATTGCTGTCCAATGTAATAGTCGGTGAACCTGTAAAGGTCCAGTTAGTATGGTCAACTTCAAACGACGGATTCATAATTAAGTTTATATTCGTAGGTTCTAACACCACGTTGATTGCACGCGCCTCATCATATGCTGCTGTAGATCCAACTTGTACGCACACCTGGTCAAGGTAGAACGTTCCAGCCGCACTCCAAGACGCTGTAAGAACTGCATAAGAAGATGAAGCATCAGAAGTTCCAGTAATGCTAATTGTTTTCCAGGTGTTATTAGCAGCAACTGCAGTCGCAGTGTTGGCCGCGCTTGTGTAGTTACCGTACTGGTCAAAGAACTGAATTCCTATAGACATATTTCCAGCACTTGTAGGTGATTTAATTTCAGCAGACATTACATACTCTGTGTTTGGTTGTACGGGCACTCCATAGAGGACAGGGTTATTGGCACCAAGCGTCATTGATCCAGCAGCAGTGGCTGTAATTTTACATGTGTATTCGTTGTCGATTTGGTTAGCAACTCCTGAAACAGGGACTATATCTGTAGCGGCTGCAATCGTTGCACCTGTAGCAACCCAGTTTCCTACTGCTTTATAAAACGTAGAGTCCTGAACACTTAGCAAAAGATTTGGTGAAATAGTGATGTTAGGCGCATACCCTGTTAGTGCTTCAATGTAGGTTTGAAGACCGTTATGAGTACCTTTGTTTGTGTACATGTAGTACGCATCACGTACTAACTGCTTTTGATTTTTAATAGGAAGATTTGGCTCTTGGTTAAGTCCAAGATTGTTTGTTTGAATAGCGACAGTTGATGAAGGTACTAATTCCCATGAAGTTTGGGGCTTTAACAACTCTAAAGATGTTAGCGCTTGATCGTAGGTAAATGCAGCAGCACTAAGGAACCCGTAAAGGTCTGACGTAGTGTCTACTTCACCTACTGGGTTTTGATCTGCAGATGTAAAGACTGTAGGTAAAAGATTTAAAGTTGTAGTTGTAGTCCCGTGGTCTGAAGGGACAATATCGCTTACTTGTCCAGCATTAACCCATAGGTCATCTGATGTGTACAAAAACATAGTGTAGTAAACTTCACGACCAGAAGTTATAGGTATAGATGGCAAAGGCAAAGTTGATCCATCAATAATTGAAGTTAAAGAAACCAACCCTTGTAAGTTAGACCCATCTGAAGAGTCTTGCTCCCAAACAATAACGCCATCTTCTGCAGTTTCTGAAAAACCAGACTGATTTCTTACTAAACGAATTTTTGTAAAGGTACCTGTTGGCTGAACCCATGATACATATACCTGATTAAAATCAAGCACTGTGATACTCATAGGGGCAACAGAAAGGGAGATTAAAGCGGTTTGACCGTAAGTTGCTCCGCCGTATTGAAAGTTACCGTATTTAGCCACGAATTAATGCTCCTAGCAGCCAGCGAGAAGAAACTGACTAAAGTTATCTGCGTTAGTATTGGCAGGTGCCCATGATGCTGAGGTACCGTCAGTTGTTAGGTAGTAACCAGAATTGCCTGTTTGACTTGGCAATGCGTTGATGGTTGTCCATGAAGCAGCGTAATCATTGTCCGATGATTTTGTAAGGACTTGTCCCGTAGATCCTCCTGCAGGAACTGCTGTAAAGACATCGTAAAGTCCATATTCAATGTTTGCAATACGGTCTTTAAGGGTATCCCATGTAGTGGTTGTTGTATCGAAAGACCCGATCCAACCAGAACCTGTTGTGATGTATGTTCCAATATTTGCTTCAAGAGAATCGACTTCAAGTTGAAGAGAGTTAACATCCCCCGCATCTACAGTTGTTACAAAGTTTACTTTTGTTGTAAAAGGGGCAACACTGGATGGGTAGTAAGAGGTTGTCATAGGTGTATCTCCAATCTATAGGATCATTTTCTCGTTAAAGAGGTAGAAAAACTGGCTTAACTAGTTGTCTATGTCTGGCGTTGTTTCCAAAATATGAACACGATTTTCTAAATTTGCCAACTTGTTTGCCATAGCCAAAAGGGTTGCCATCAAATCAACCTCTTGAGTACCGTCTGGGTTATTAGTAATAATTAGATAACTTGTTATTCCAGTCAATGAGGTTGAGTTTGGTAAAGGTTTGATAAACAATTTTTTTGTTGTTGCTTGGTTTGTTCCAAAAGTACCAAACCATACAGGGTACTCAGGGTCTCCTCCAACATACTGAACCCAAACACCTTGACCAATAGAGGGGGCTGCGTAACTTGTATTTACAGGTTCCATTGGAGAAACCCAATCAGTCACTTCTTCTCCAGTAGTTTGTACGGAAACTTTTACGCGACGTTGATTCAAGGGATCGTTGTTTGATTTAACAATACCTCGATAAACACCGTGTAGTCTTTTAATACTGTCCATTACAGTGACGCAATACTTACGTTTGCTTCTTGAAAACGAAAGATTTCATTAGCAGCACCAGTCAAGGTATCTCGCTCAGCACTTGCACCGTGCCTGTATAGGTCTGTAACTTGAACAGTTGAAACGCCATTTACTTGACGAAGTACTGCTTCAATGTCTTGAGGATAAATCGTGTCTTGAAAGAACATTCCATTATATCCGTAGACTTTAAGCAGTTGGTTCATCAAGGCAGCCTGAACTTCTGCGTCTGTGTATTGAGCCAACTTGGAATACTGAATTGTAATGTTTGCATCAACGTACGTTGGAGGTTGAATTGTTACAGTAGTTCCTAGAAGTAACTTGTCACTGATAAATGAAGTAACGGCTGCTTCCATTGTTGTGAACTCAAGTGTTGGGTTTCCATTTTGAGTAGACCCTGTTCCGTCTAAACCAGGAGCAACATCGGTATCTGTAGCCAAACGGGTAGGTGCAATGTACAAAGTTACAGATGTAAACACGCTTGCTTGAGCGTTTGCTTTGCTGACGTTGTTTACAGATACAGCGAGACTTGCATAGTCCGTCAAGGTAACAGCGCGGTTGTTTGTGCGAAGTACCAATGGGGCTGCTACACGAATTTGATCTGTGCTTTCTGGATCAGAACCACCAACAGCAGCCGCTGGATTGCTAGGAGTAATGTAACTTTGCAAAGCAGTA